TTTTTCCGTAAAGTCGTTGAGTATAGTCAAGTTTATCAAAGATTGTCTGGAGTGTAGTAAGGCCAGCCCCTTGTCTGAGCATACTAAGGATGCCTGATTTATCGTCTGTCGCTGCTCCCAAAAGTTCTTCATTTACCCCTGAAATTTTAGTAATATCCTCTGCCAGACTATTCGAAAGCTCAAGTAGAGATTGCGGTATAGATACAGGCTCAATTCTTTGAATTTCATTTGGTAAATGCCCTGTTTTCAGTGGGATTAAAAATCCATCACCACCGCTTGATTGTCTGAAGCATTTTGGGTCTGGAACTACATCTACAGGGTAAATCCAGCCGGCATTTAAAGAACTTTGTAATAGCTGGAGCTCAATTACCTTGCGCATGTTATAAAGGAACTGCGCATCTCTGAGGTTCCTTATGACGCCCATCTTCCTCCACGCATATGCCTGGACGTCTTGTTCTATATAACACTGTGTAGGCACGAATGGATATTCATCGATGCCTAGTAAATTTTTTCCATGATAAACCGTTTTTCCACTTAAACAAAGTACCAATTTAACAGTAGGTATGTCAACTTCTTTAACTTTAAGCCAGGGCTGTTGATAGAGGACTCTTTCCATTTCATCTTCTTCAGCTGTCTCATCTTCTTCCCATTCGACAGCTTCTCCTGATAGGGAATCTAATATGATTTTACCCTTTCTAGAAGTTCTATAATAGAATTCATCGTAGGTAAATAGGTTGTTGATTGCCACATTCTGCAATTCGGCCTGCAAAGGAAAACGCCCATCTTTCATTCCTCCTGGTTTCATTTTGTCAATTTCTTTGGCATATCCAGGCAATAACATTTTGGCCATCTGTTTAGATGTCCACCGCCTTCTCCATATTCCATTGCAGTCGGAAAGATCCTGTTTACGGGCATAGCTATCTATTAAATAATTATTCCATTGAACTGTGTCAGTAAAAAGATCACCCGAGATAGGATCGAAGGTGAAGTCAGGGTAGAGGTGCAATAAAGTCTCTCCCGTGTCACAAGCACCTTCGAAGCTTTGCGATAGATATTCCTGAAAGCCATCTCGGTCATCACACCATCGCATGACTTTGTTGTAATCATCTGCTAGCGGATCGTCTTGATCAGTGACAGGCATTGTAATCGTTGACTTACGATTTTTTCTTTGAAAGCCACAAATCATGTTTATGTGGCGACGAATTAAATTAAAAAAGAATTTTTGAACGTTTTGGGAGTTTGTACCGTATACTTGATTGTATAGCTGTTGATCGCCGACTTTAAATCTTTTGTCTATTGCCCCTTGAAGCCAATAGGTAGAATTAGTAGGGTAATTAGACTGGTAAAACCAATCCATCATTTGCTTTAAATCTTTAGCCTGAACATCTGAAGGATCGATATATCCTAAAGAGTAATTGCCAGATTCATACGAACCCATTGAGCCATCCTCGTAAATTAAAAATTTTAATATCACATTTTAATCTACAAAGCTAGCTCTTTTTCCTCGTATCTTTTCCAATATTCAATGCGGTCGGTTCTTTTTAAATGGAGCCCATCCCATGTTTGTCCAGTATGCCAACCTCTTAGAAATTTCCCTTGCTTGGTTTTTAAATCGCATAAATCAAATTCTTCAGGCAGATAGAATCGACAGTCAGCCCAACCATCTGAATCATAAGTGACATCTTTGTAATTATAATATATGTGATTAGTGCAAGGTGGTTTTTTTTTGATTTTTATCTTGCCGACGGTAATGGGCCATGGCATAAAAGATCCTATGTAAATTAAAATTTAAACTTATCTTATTTTATTACATAGGTCAATTATTTTCTTTACATTTCCGCCCTAAATAGTATTGGATAACTGGATTCCCCTAATCAAGATTAAAACACTATTCCTGCATTGAATTGAGAAATTACATCATCATCATGAAACACCTTTCTCATAAGCTGTACGTGAGATAAATTCTCATCGGGGTGATTATACAATCCATTCTTAAATCTGCTGGCAATAAGATATCGACAACTATCGACTGCGTGGTCATTTCTTTTGATTGGTTTATCTTCTCCCAATAATTGAGCTTTAGGACACCAGGCATATCCTTGGATTTGTTCAATAAGATTTGTGCATGATTTTCTTACTAATAAATTCCTTCCACCTATATATTGGGACATTGTTTTTATCCCAAACAACACATCATTATTTGCATCTACAACAGGTAAATCTAAATTTCTTAATTCGAGTTTCAATGATGCTGCTGCTGGATCTACATATAATGCAGTGATTGGTGTGTAACTTATAAAATCTTTTATGTCTTTCGCCAACTCTCTGTCTGTTTTTGATCTCCCATGTTTAGAGCTGTCAAAATAATATTCCTTTTCTATTCGTATTTGCGGCCATTGATTAGGGGAAATGGCGGCGATATGGCAGGCTGTAGGATTGATTGTACCATAATCCAGAGCGGCACAATATTCAACAGGCGCAGGATAATCTTTATCAAAAATGTTTATGTCATCCCATGAATCGAATACAGCACCAGAGGCCATGCACCAAAGTCCGAGGACATATCTTTGGTACCACATTCCAGTATATGAAGCTTTCAATTGCTCTTTATAAGTCTGATCTAAAATGGGGTTGTCATCTAGATTAAAGCTCCAATGAACCAAATCTAGTTTAGGATTGTCAATATATTGCTTCTTGATGAAGTGTGCGGGCGATTCAGGATTGCAAGTCGCTAGTAGCTTTGCACCAGGAACACGTAAACGGCTCTCGAGCATTTTCCAAAAAGGCTCGGGCAGGTTCGTTGCTTCGTCCACATATGCAAGTGCTAAAGTAGAGCCCTGTATAGTCGATACAGCCGACACATCGGGAGCACCCACAAACCATACATCTCTGCCATATAATCTGCTCATCTGCGCTTTCTCTGTTGGGCATGGAAATCCTAATCTCCTATATAGATGAGTTAATATATTGCGCTGAATGGAAGTCCTATTGACTCCGATAATCATAGCATCGCCGCCCCCCTCTTTATTGCGAGGGCCATTCTTTAAATCATAGATGAATCTTTCAAGGCTTGAGTAAGTCTTGCCCGAACTAACCGCACCCACCCAAATGTTGAATCGATGTGTGGCTTCGCAAAAGCTTTTGTTTTGCTTAGGACTTGTTACACTCATCCTTCCCTTAGAGTCAATATGCATAGTATTACTACCAAGGGGAATTGGTTTTGCAAGACTGTCATCCAGTTCCATTCTTTTCCCTTTCTTGAGCAAGCTGATGTTCTAGCTCCATAATGCGATGCGACTGATCCAATTGAGTCTGGTTAGCAGCTAGTGTCATCGTCGCTTCTGGCTCTTTTTGACCGCCTTTTACTTTACCGAGATAGATCAACATTTGAACATTGCCACTTAATGCTTTCATATGCTGAGTGAACACAATATCAGCAATGCCACACTCTGTAATTCCATCGGCAAAATCAGAAAAACTACACTTGTATTCTTCTTTAAATCTGTCGTAAAAAGTATTGATATCTATGCGCAAATGTTTGGCTATTTCTTTCGCTGAATTGCCAGCTTCCATTCGCTTTTCTACAAGATCCCAATTGATAGTTTTTTTCGGACGTGCCATACAAATGTCAAGTTTTATTTATAATCCATACTTGAATACCCAGGAGTTTTCAAGAAATTTATATTACACTTGACGCTTCATGTTGACAATAATAAGAACTGGCCGTCTCTTCCCTGACCTGGGACCGTTATTTCAGGCCCGTCGCTTTATTCATTAATTAGTATCTATTTTCCTAAGTTTTATAATAAGTGGCTGAATAGCTAATAAATCTTTATTAAAATTTGAAAATGATTTGTTAGGAGTAGCGATACTCAATTGATAAAACATTTCAGCTCTACTGCATAATCTTTCAAGAAATTCTCTTTCCTCTTCTGTGATATCTAATTTCATTGTATAACTCCAATCATTTTTTAGCAGCCTCAATCAATTGATCAGCTATAGATTTGCATTCATTGATGCAGTATTCAATATTTTTATAGCTTTTGTTAAATATAGGATTGTGTTGTAAATTAAACTTTTTTTTTAATTCTTCTTCTCTATCTCTAAAATCCTTCATCCATGTTGCTGTTTTTTTAAGATATTCGAGTGAAGGAGAATAATCCATGGAATGAGAACAATCAAATCCTATCCAATGTGAATCGGCACATTCTCCAAATGTCAAACCACCATGGCATTCAATATCCATATCTTCGTATCTCTTTTGGTAATAGGGGTGGCCGAATGGAACAGCTACATACCCACATAAATATCCTCCAAACCTGCGGTCGTCGTGACTACAGTTTTCATGTTCTGCCATGCGTCTTACTAAGCATTCCATTCCTTTGTAGTTAAATTTTACTTCATCAACTTCTTCCACCCATTCTCCATATCCCCACCATCTAATTTTATCATCTGAAGAGAAATGATGTTTTTCTGCTTGCAGACTTGATATATTCATAGTGTCTTCACTCATTTTTCATATCCAAGGTTTATGCTAGACCGATGTTATGGCTCATAATGCAGCTTGGGTTTGAGAATTTTGTATTTTCCCCAAATATCTATATAAAGTAAATCTAGAAATTCCCAAATCCTGCGCAATTTTGCTTTTACTATCCCTCGATTCCATCTTTTGCTTGAGTATCTCAATTTTTGAGGCATCAAGTTTTGGCTTAGAACCCTTATATTTCCCTTCTTTTTTAGCTTTTTC